CTGGTCATGCTGAAGATGTCGGTAGCGCCTGCGATCGCAGCCCGCCCCGCCGTCTCGACAAACTCGAGCGCCTCCCCTAGGGCAACGCCGCCTGATACAGCCTGATACAACGCCCGCGACGTAACCGTTTGGCTTTCGCCTATCGCCGCGTGGACGTCAAGCACGCCCTCTTTCAGGCTTTGGAATTCCGCTTCGGTAACGTCAACGAGCGTCCACACCTGGCGCATGGACTGATCGAACTGAACCGCCATGCTGGTGACGGCGACACTTGCCGCAATCACTGCGGCTGCCGCAGCCATCCCGAACATCCGCCACATGCCGCTGGTGCGCTGCGTCATGGCGCGCTGCCGCCCCTCGATGTTGCTCATGGTGCGATCAAACTGGCCGCTCTGACCTTCGATTCGTGCAACTAGGCGTTCGAGAATCATGTCATCCCTTTGGCCGGTGGTATGCTTTCCGCCTGGCGTATTAGCTCAAACGCCAGGTATCGCAACTGCTGGCGGCGCGTCAGCCCGTAGAAGGTTTCCACCTGCATGCCGAATCGCTCACATGCTGAGTAGATCAGGTACAGCTGCGTGCGGCCAGTATCGGGCGGCAGTTGTGGCGCTAGGCCAGTGCTGCCGCGCGCGTAAAAGCCTCCTTGGTCTGGTCGATCTGATCTTGGCCAATGTTGGACAGCCGCAGCACCTCGTCAACGATAAGCCCGTAATCCCCAACGGCAAAGCCCATGGCCAGGAACTCCGCGTGCAGCTTGCCGTAGAACTCCGCGTCAGTGCTGCAGTCCTCGCGTTTCGTATCCCAGCTTACGCGGTCGTCGGCACCCAAAGCAAAGTGCACCAGTGCCATCGTGCTGAGGCGGTTGCGTAAGCGCATGGCCTTGACGTATGCCGCGTCGGCCTCATCGCGCACCGGCACGGGCTTGGTGGTGTCGGGATCGCGCAGCAGCTTGCCTTTGGCATCCTGCGCAAATCCGCGCATCGGCGCTTGTGGTGGCGGCCCGAAATCCAGCTTCTCGTCAAAGCCCATTGGCACGCCGCGCAGGCGCAGGGTTATGTCGTCCCCTTTCCTGCGCGGCAGTGTGACCTCGCCCTCGTCGCCGATCTGGTTCGGCGTAAGCCCTTCGATTTTCATATCCTCATCCTTTCCTACTTCGCCGCATGGCGGCTGTCTTTGCGTTTGGTCCTACGTGGGCCTTTCCGCTTTGTGGGCGTACCCCGCTTATTAGGGCCCTGGGTAGGCCCAGCTTCGCCGTCCTGGGCCTTTGGGGCACCGTGTTGTGGGTTGGGCGCGGTTTCGCCCTCGCGCGCCACAGGGCCATTTGCGGCTTCGGTCGCCTGTGGCCTGCTGCAGGTCGGGCAGCTGGCGACCACTTCGGCCTCTACGGCCTCCAGGTTTGCCGCTACGACGTCCTCGGCTATGGTGCGCCGAAAGAAGGCCCACCGCACACGCGCGCCGCAAGGGCATGCAATTCTCTTCTGCATAGCTGCCCTCCTTTAGGTCTTGCTGACCTCCGGCGCAACGATGAACGCTTGACCGGTGAAGGCCAGCGTGTTGTATTCGTCGCCCTCGGCGAACTCCATCGCACCATGCGCGTTTGCGAACGTGATGATCTCTGCCGTTTCGCCCGCTGTCGGCGTGGCGATGGTGAATACCATGTCCAGAGTGAACACATCCCCGCCATCCGTGTTGGTGCTCGTCCAGCCGGAGGCCGCCTGGATATTCTTGATGGCCTCGTAGGCGGTGGGGATTCCCGTATCGCTGCTTATGAGCTCGATGAACTTCAACGTCCAACTCAGTGCTACGGGCACCTCGTCGCCCTGGCGCATGTGGCTCAAATCGCCGCGATCCAACACGTTGATTACGGCGTTCGATTCGGCGAATCGCAGGTCCCCTGCTTCGCACGCCAGTGTGATGCTATTCGCGGCGCCGCTGTCCTGCAGGACAAGGGTGCCATCGCGCAGGTTCTTGGTTACGCTCACAGAAAATCACCTCCTCTTCCTTGATGGGTGAGCAGCCGGAGGCGCAGACACAAAAAAAGGCACCTGACCGCCTGCATGCAGTCAGGTGCCCAAATCTGCTCGTGACGAATCGCGGCTGATCAGGCCGCGACGCCTCCGGCTGCTATCCCATCGTCATTTCTCCTTAGGTTGCCTCGATTACCATGCCTTCGAATCGCACCGCGCCGCCGTCGCGCTCCACGTCGCCAGGGCCTGCACCACCAGGTCCCGACATCGCGCTTGCGACCGCGGGTTGCGGAAAATATGCAAATTGCCCTTCCTTGAAACGTATGGTGCGGCCCGCGCTGGTTGCGATACTCTTCTGCCCGAACTCGGCGCCCAGAGCGTCCGCCAGCTGCTGCACCCTGTAGGCGTTGCCGTCGCTCGTGGCGTGCATTATGTAGACCACCAACGCAACGAGGCGATCCTGCTCGCCCTCACGGCACGGCCTGCCCGCCGCCTGCACCACGGGCTTGATCCATTCTGTAAGCCCGGTGCTGCTGAAAGGCACGGCAGGATATTGCACCGTACATTCAGTCCAATTGTCTTGCAGGTGCTTCATCACCGCCTGGTGCACATCCTCGGCAATCATTAGAGCCTCATCATCTCTTCGCGGCCGGTCAGCACATTACGCAGATGCCTCCGTAAATGCCGCCGTCCATCGTGCATCGCGTGGCGCAGAATGCCTTGCCCATGCGTCTGCTCGCTCCAGTTGAATTCCAGCATGATGATGTAATCCACCAGGTTGCTCATCTCGATGTACTGTTCGCTGCCCTGCAGGTGCATCTTGATCGCGCCCTTCGGCAAACCCTCCGCCCCTTCCGGCTTTGGGTGGGTGGCGGCTGTGGCAGCCGCAGCAGGCGATAGCTTGCTGGCGGGTATGTACCAGCCCGCCCTAGCCCTACCGGTGTCGACGGGCGTGAACTTTATCAGGCCCTCCATAACCAGCGCGGCGACCATCTTCAGCGCCTTCGATAGATTCTTCCGATACATGCTGAAGAACTTTGCCAGTTCGGCGTTGGCGCGTTCGGTCTCCCAATGGATGGTGAACATGCGGGCACCCTGCCGCTGGCCTTGTAGCGTGCTCGTCCGCAGTATCTGCTGCGCTGATTGCATCGTCGCGGGCACTACGGCACCCTCCTGGCATAGACCCACCATAGGTTCTCATCAGCGCTTTTTCGCTGGCCCAGCACGCGGAAGGTCTCGGCGCCGTCTACGATCTGATCGTCGGCTTCCGGTTCCGCAGCCAGGTCGGCCACCTTGATACCATAACGAAGATCGGAGATGCGCACGGCAATGCCTCCCGCCGTCGCCGCGACCTCGCTGCTCCGTATGGTTTCCCGCAACGCCGTGAGTGCTGTATCGCTGCTGGTGGTGCTGTGTGTGCCCGACTCGGCACTGAAGCCAACAGCGGTGGCGGCCTTGTACGTGATCGATACGCCCCAGTCGCTGAACATCATGTCCAGGTCGGTAGCAGCTTGGTCGGCAAGCGACACCTCACGCCCTCCTATGGGCCCGCAGGATCGTTGTAGCGCGTCTCTTCCCACGCAGGCAGGCTGCCGAGCTGCTTATCCACCAGTTCCAGCTGCTTGCGCAGCTCGGCGAGGTACTCCGTGTGGGCCACCATCCTTTCGCCCACCTTGTACGTCCTCGAGCCCGCTGTCAGCACGCTACTTATCTGCGTCTCGATCAGCGCCCGTTTCGTTTGAAGCTCTGCCTCTGTCGGGTACGCCATGACGTTGTCCCAATAAGTCCTTGGCTTCCGCAGGCAAGGGCACGCGAGCCACTTTGGCCAGCATGCCCATTGCCGCGTAAAGACCTTTATTCTGCCGCCGCACCTCCATCAGGATGTCGAAAAGCAGCATCTCCAGCGGCGTCTGAAGCTCGACTCGCTGGCCGGGCATTTCGACCGCCTCGTTGCCGCTCATGCGCACCTGGTAATACATGCCTGGCTCCTATCCTTGGCTTGGCGGGGTTGTCCTTTATGCCGTGCTCTGGTAGGTCGACCTGTGATCGATGACCTCGGCCGTGCCCCACTCGCGGATCTTGAACCGCACCACTATGTCGCGCTCGAACGCCAAGTCGCTGTCGGCGCCCTGCCTGAACATCTGCAGAGGCCAGTGCTGGCGATACACGAACGCCCGCGGCCCGTCCATCATGTACCAGCTCGAGGTACTAAGGGCGTCAAGCAGCGGCGTGCTCACCAGCGCGTACTGCCCGGCGTAGGGATTCTTGCCGGGCATGCCGTACTGGACATCCGCCGTGCCCGCGGCTGCGTTGACGCGGCTCAGGTAGTAATTGCCGGTCGCGTCGAGCACGCGCATTGCCGTCGCAAACAGGGCCTTCGGAACGAGCACCTGCCTCACCATGACCACCACAGGCGTGGTCATGTCGCTCTCGCGCTGCAAGGCTATCAACGCCAGCACCGCGTCGACGTCCGTCCAATCCACGAGCGCATTTGTGGCAACCAGGTTGCCGTGCCCGCCTGCGCTTGCGGCCGTGGCGCTGTAGAGCGCCGTGTTCGTGCCGTTGATCCGGTAGGCGTTGGTCGTGCCCGTTACCACGTTGAGGATGCGCTGCTCCTTCTGCTGCCGCAGATAGTGGGAGATGTTGCCGGCCTTTCTGAGCAGGAAGCCTGTATTGTCGCGGAACACCGCTTCCTCGGTGATGGACAGGATTTCTCCGCGCTTTTTCCCGCTCACGAAGCCGACGTACTCGTCTACCATGCCAGCTTCGGGATAAGGCATGCCCTCGTTCACTTCGGCGTTCTCATCCTGGAGTTGGAACCCAGGGGCCCGCTCGCTCAGTTGGGTCGTCTGGATGGTGTCGACCAGTTGGTCGCACACCCAGATATCCTGGCTGTACTCGTTCATCACGCGGCTGAAGAGTATCTGCCCGAACACGGCGGAGAACGCCGTGCTATCGACAGCCCCTTCACGCAACGGCCTGATGAAGCCTCGCTGGCGCGCGGCAACGGCGAGCGTCTCGCCGACCGGGCCGACCGTGGCTTCCCAAAGTCCGCGCACGCTGATGTCGGCCGACCTGACTCTGCCGGTGGCTATAAGCTCTGCGACTCTTCGGCCGCACTCCACAGCGCCCACGCGCTCAATGAGGTTCTTGATTGCTGCCGGTCTCAATGCTGTCACCTCCTTCAGTGTGGTGCGCTGTTAGAGGCTCTGCCCACGCCTTACGCTATGGGCTTGATGGTGATGTAAGCGATCCCCTGCGAAGACGTGGCCTTCGTCCACTTGATGCTGAATAGCGTACTCTCCGCCACATCGTGGTACGCGTCGTCGATGTCGTCAATGCGGCCAACCGCTTTGTCGTTGATGTTGCCGTCTACGTCGCCGATCAGGTTCGCAACGTTAAGCAGCTCGAGCTTATCGCCCGCGCCGCCGTTGGCGTGCGTCTTGAGAATCCACGCATCCATCACGCGGAACTTGAACGGCGCGCCCTCGGCGCTGCTTGCCGTGGGGAAGATGATGTACGTGGTCGTGCCATCGGTGGCACAGGTCTGCGATATGGTAATCGCGCCTGCGCTGCCCCAACCGCCGCGCACGATGCGCGGGTTGATCTCGACCAGCACGGTGGTCACGGTTGCAGCTACGGCCGCCACGCGGCCGATGCTCAACATCTCGTCGCCCGCAGCGATGACCTGCTGGTCAACGTAGGCGGTCGGCCCGGCGTTGTCGTCGATGCCCACGAGGTCGTTCTGGCCGAAGCTCGCGCTCGCGCACGGAAGCTCCCATACGCCCGCCGTGCCCACCTTGATGTCGGCGGTGGCGAGGCTGGCGCTGGCGCTCATCGCAATCCCCGCGAAGAGGAAATGCGAACGCAG